AAGTGCAGACTCTTGCCGTGCGCGTTGTCGTTCCCGTGCCTGTCACGCATACGCTGCGTCCACGCATCCCAATCCTCGGGCGTCTTGCCCCTACCCATATCCACTACACTTGGGGTGGGTAGCAAACTGCATTCGCCAAGAACTGGTAATCTGTAGTCTTTGATGGCAGACCTCGGGAGTTGTCTGCCACTGGGGTTGGCAGCAACGATGAAGACCCGCTCCCGCCTGTGGGGCGCTCCAACGTCGGACGCTCGAACACTTCCCCATTCCGCATCGAACCCCATTTCGGCCAAGTCCGCGAGTACAGCACCAAGTGCCCGCATGTGGCGACCTGAACTGTCTCCCATGCACCCCTCGCATGATTCCACTTCGCCGTGGGCGTTTGCTGACAAGATTCCTGAGACATTCTCAATCACCACAATCTCTGGTCGTAGTTGTTCTATTGCATACGCCATGTGCTCCCATAGCCCAGAGCGAGTGTCGGGGCGTAAGCCTCTCCTGTGACCCGCAACCGATACGTCTTGACATGGGAATCCTCCTACTAATACGTGTACTGGTTCTACGTATTTCCATTCTACCGCCGTAATGTCGCCAAGGTTGGGCACATCGGGCCACCTACGCTGAAGCACCTTGGATGCTGAGCGGTCCACCTCACACTGCCACATTACCTTGCCGTCGAACACTTGCTCAGCGGCAATGTCCAGTCCTCCGCACCCGGAGAACAGCGATCCAATCCTCACCGGACCCTCTTCCAATACTCTTTAAGGTATCCTTCTGCATTCCGCAAGTGAATTGATGCCACCGTTGCGTGACGCTCAGCGGGGGCAGCCTCAGCAATGAACACTAATGCTGTCCAAAGCAGTGTCTGTTCTGGCATCTCGCTCAAGTCATACCGATAAGGCTCTGTGTCTGCCATCTTGGCCTTACGGTGAGCGCGAACAATCGCGCCCACGTCGCGCACATCCCCCTCACACTTCCTACAGTGCCCAGGCGTGTGTGAGCAATCAATCATGTCCAAAACAATCGTTGCCGCAAGCGTCAGCGAATCCCAGTTCGCATCGGAGCGCGGTAGTGACTTACTCCATTTACTCATGTAATCCATCCTTGTCAATAGTCCCTACACGGCCATGCGGAAAGTAGAAGTCGAAGTCATCCCACGGGGGGGCGTAAATCCCCGCACACTCTACAAAACCGTTGACTGTGCCAACATGCTTGACTATCAGGGAGTTCGCCTCCTCTTCAGTGTTGGCAACAATGCTCAACCATCCGTCCGGGTCGCACGCCCAATCAGGCAGTCGCGTGTGCTGCTCATAGCGGTACTTCTGACCAAAGGTAATTCTTAGTGCTTCGTACATCATTCGCCTCCAGTTGCAATCTTGACAAGCCATGTGATCTGCTTGATTAAAAGAAACATTATTGCGACCGGCCACACAAGTGCTGCCAGTGCCATTCTGGCACTTTGTATATAGTCTTGCGTGTCATCAACCTGCCGCCAGATGTATTCGTCACTCACTTTTAACTAATAAGCGATGAACCAGATGACGACTCCAGGCACATAGACTGCTAGCAGGAACTCCATTAGTCTTTACCGCCTTCACTAGCCCCACACCAATCCTGAAGCCGCTTCATCCCACCGACACCTCAGGGTCTGGAATAATGGACTGTGGCTTAAAGATCACGCGGTACCGGTAGACACCAACTTCGGCAGGCGTAGTCTGCTCAACAAAATACGACACGTTGTCAGACAACCCAAGGAAGTGCTTCTTGTAGTTGTTCTCCCCCACCTTGCAGGTAACCTCTAGTTGAGAGTCAGAGTCGTCTACCTCAATGGAGCACCGGCCCTCAATAGTCAACAGGTACTTATCTGTAATGCCATTAAAGAACACAATCCTACGATTAACCTCAAACTGCTCAGAAGACTTTGAGAGGTTGCGTGATGCTACGTCTGCATCACTAGAGCATCCGGCCAGCAAAAGCGCTCCCGCACCAAGCCCTGCAATTCCAATAGTCTTAATCTTCATAGTTCCTCCATTCTGCTACATCAAAATCTGATTTAATTCGGGCACATCCTCTTCTGGGCAATGCGATAGAGGATCAGGTAGCCTATCAGGTCTAACACCGTGTCCTCCTCTACGTATTCGTACTTACTTCCCTTTGCTATTCTGTTTAGTTTGTCGTCAATACGAACAGCCAGTTGCTCTTCTGCTGATATCCCGCTGAAAATACCAATTGGATCAAGTGCGGAATTGCCGTACGTTGTGTTCTTCTTAAGTAGCAACTCAGCAATCGTCTCGCACTCATTCACAATCTCCCGCCCCATCGGGGCAGACTCAATCAGTTCCTTGTCCATGTCGCCACCTTAGCACACTACATCTCTCGTGTCAAACGTAGACGGCCAGAGGATCGAACTCTGCTACGGCTCCATTGTCTCCCGTAGCGTCAGTGGCCTCCGTGTACCTAGAGTGTATCAGGCTTGAGTCTGGAAGTCAAGTCGCCAGTTGCCGAAGGTCTTAGCAGTTCTAATTCTATGGCAGTTGGCGCAAACAACTTCGCACTTGTCTATCTCAGCAACAAATAAATCCCAAGGAATCTTTTTTGTTCTTAATTTAGATATTCCATATTCTTTTATATTTGGTTCACGATGGTCAAACTCAAGCACTAATAGGTTGCTTTCTCCACAATCTACACACCCATTACTTTCTTTTAGTACATTAAGAATGTAGGTTGTAACTCTAGACTTCCACTTCTCGTCATTTTTAGCAACGTAGCCCTTATGCTTGTTATATATTTCAGGGTTTGCTTTATAGTACGCTCTCTGTCTGGCAGCCACACATGGTTTGCATTGTTTAGAGTGCCCAGCGGCCTTATTTTCTTCCGTCAGGGGTGTTTCACAGTTAGAGCATGTTGTCCTTTTATTCATAATATAAGTATAACATACTTTATATAGTGTACGGGTGGCAGGATTTGAACCTGCGAAAATCGGTTACATATAAGGTAACTGCCTTGACCAGACTTGGCTACACCCGCTAGTGGTGAGTCACGCACCGAAGTTCATGCCCACCTATTACAGTAGAGAATTCAATCTGTCTAGAGTACCCGCTCACGATTCACAACAATCATGTTAAGTTGTATGAGTCTGGTTGCGACACGCTTCCGACTCGTGCGGGTAGTGTTGTGACTACCCACTCTACGGTACAGCACTCCATTGTCCGTATAGTAGCCCTTGACGGTTCTGCCCCGCCGACAACAGTGTGTAAAACTGTGGTTATACTATTTAACTAAAGGGCCAAGTATTCAATTAGTTTTTCTGCTCTATCAATTCTATCCTTTATATGCCCTAGTGCCCAATTACAGTGCATACATAAAATTCCGCGAATACACTTGCCACAAGACCAGTTACCGGGGCAACAGTTGTGATCATGGTCTATGCATACCGCTTCTTCCTCTCTACAAGCATAGCACAGTCCGTCATACTTGTCAAGCATCTTGATGTACTCATCAGTAGTCAACCCGTGCCTTTTATGCGCTCTACGACTATCTACGTTTTCAAGATACTTGTCTGGATTATTTTTCCAGTAATCCTTCACTCGCTCAGAAGTGCAACTTTTACATATATTACGATAATATTTACCTTGCTTTGTAAATAGTGACTCTTCCTTTGTCAAACTACAAACACTACATGTTCTCATGTGTAAATTATATCACACCTTACACACTCACTTGCTTGCTTACAGCATAGCATGTATCACTCTGCCATTAAGTTAAGGGGCCGCGCCACCACATCCTGCTGAGTTACCTGCTCCTTTCCTGCGAAACTCTTTGTCATGTCGCTACCATACCACAAGGCGACAAACGTGTCAACATCACACGTTGGCGCACTTGGACGCGAAGAAACTGTCGAACTCCCCCCGTGGAATCACGTTGTCCGGCCCGTTGAAGGCATCCCAAGCCTCGTCTTCGCTGTAGTTCCACAGGATGCACACATTGGTGCGCTCCTCAATAGACAACTGACTCCAAGCATGGTTCATTGCCTCTGTGTAGACGTTCCCCGTAGGCACAGCAGGCTCCACGGTAGCAGTGACAGTTGGCGCGGGGGCCGTCACAGTGACTACAGGTGCGGGGGTAGTTTGCGTACAGGCAACCAGTCCCAGGGATGCGATTCCCACTCCCACAATCTGCTTGATCTTCATCCTTATTCCTTTTCTACTAGATCACACGGTGTGATCGCGGTTAAGAGAGTCCCACACTGGGAGCACTCTGCGTCTAACATATAGAAAGACACGTTTGCATCTTCATCGAAGATTACATCCAATTTGATTATGTTCCCCCCGCAGGCGGGGCAGGCTGAAGTAGGAATGCCCCTTGCATCAATCATGACTGTGCAGACCTACTAGAAGATCAAGCGGGTACGGTGTGGTGCTGGGGTAGTGATCTCCGCACTCTATTGTCTCAATTTGTGAAGAGTAGAGCGTTATAGACGCTTGCCATGCTCCATCATGCTCTAGTTCAATATCACAAACGGGGCAGTCCTTAGGAAACTTCTGTAAAAAGTTAACTACATCTTCAAGGCTGTTTACATGCTCAGTTATCTTTACAAACATGGCATTCCTAACTCGTTCCACTTGACCTCGCACGTCCAGCACACAACCTGATCGTCCTCTACAATCACTAGATCGCTACAGTAGGGGCAGGCTAGTGGTGTTTTGTGCATGACACTCATGCTACCACACCCCCTGCGGTCGTGTCAAGCATCTTCTGCATCCCGCACCACTAGCACTACCGCACCAGCCTGCTCAAGGGCCTCCTTCACATTGATGGTGTACACAATACACTGCTTCTGATCTTCCCCGGACATTGCCAACAGTGGTTTGAGATGAAGTTTGAGCGTCAGGAAGTGGTCGTTGTCGATCACATCCATCCTGAATCCCTTAACCGGGCATGGTATTGCCCTGAATGCTCGCTTCATTTCGTCAGTATAGTACATCTTTCTCCATCGTCAAGTTCTCCCACAAGTCAGACCAATCACTACCGGACTTGTGGTTGTTAAATGTTCTGTCTACGTCACCATCAACAAGATATGCCCCGCCCCAGACACCCCAGGATCGAAACGACAGGCCGGTGGCAAAACACTCCCTTTGCACCGGGCACGACATGCATAGACTGTCAATTATGTGTCTTTTGTCAGGATTCTCTTCATACATGTCAAAGAATATGTCTGTATCCTCACCAATGCAGGCTGCCTGTTCAGTCCATTTCTTCATCGCACCCATGAGTAGGGAACCTCCCACCCCTGACGGGTGGGCTTGATCCTCTGAACAACATGCCAGCGACCGTTCCTGAACGCCCCGTCCTTCTTGAGGAACCCAGCCCCGTTCTGACGGTACACCAGCACATCCCAGCCATCCCACTCAACATTGCGCCTCGCAGCGACAACCTGCTCCATCTTGCTCAGCGACTTAATAACGGAAGACATTTACTTCCTTGCCCCTTCTCTCTGCTTCATACCCGACCTTGGTGTTGCGTTCGGGCGGATTGACAAATATTACTACCATATCCACATCATCCCACGACACTAATCTGGGACTCGCATGCACGTAGTCAAGTTTCTTACCACGCGCCCTGAACGAATCCTCCGTTCGGTTGACGAACTGTCTAGCAATGTCGTTGGTCTTGTGCTGCCCGGAGAGCAGCAGTGTTAGTTTGTTGTCGTCATGCATCTCTGACATGACGACGCCCATCGCCCTCAGGAATACTTGAGGGTTGTTGAAGTGCTGCGAACCATTAATCAGAACCTTCATCGCTGTCCGCCGTATTGGTTGACTTTAGTGCCTCTTGTAGTTTCATAATTTGCAGTTGTAGTTCGAGGTTGCTCATTTCAAGTTCCGCCGCCTTGTTGCGGAAATAGTCGATGACTAGTTTTAGGTCGTCGCTCATTTAATCCTCCTTGAGATTGTCTAGTATGAACATTAGTTTGGTGAGTTCACCACTTGGTGCCCCAATGGCATCATACTGCACGGCAGAGTCTACGTCAACCTCTCCGTCCACAACGTCAGCCACCATGACGGCGCTACCATTCAGCCAGTATGCCTTATCGTCAGCAAACGCCACCCGCACGTAGTTATTGTCGTCCTCAGCAGGTTTAAGAACTAAGTCCGGGTTGCCATACTTCTCTATTGTCATTGCCGCGCCGAGCAACACCTTTCTGGCAGCAAGTCCAACTAGTACAGAGATGATCGTTATGAGTTTCTTCAGCATCAAACCTCCTCAAGCGCACGCTCAACCTCATGCAAGAATTGCAACTGGCGCTCATCAAGGTCCGCACCGGGGGTACGGTCTGTCATTGATACCTCAATGTCATCTGCCAGAAAGTTAACGTTAACGTAACCCTTTTGCCACAGGTCGTTGATGTCGGCCATGAAGCGGGAGTACGCTTCCCCAAACACCTCAGGGTGTAGTTTGCGACATACGTCTACAACCATGCGATACAAAGGCTCTCCATCATCACCGACCCCGGCTGGCTCCAGCGAACCATCATCCAGCATCTGCTTCAGTGCGTCACTCACTACGCATCCTCCAGTCCATCATGGAGTTCAGTATAGCACGTTCGGGTCTGCTCAGCAACCCCAGGTCGTAGTCAGCCATTGCCGGGGTAGGTGATACAACCTGCCCATCCTCACAAAACTCAACCTCGATCAACCCCTTCTGCCATAGACTATTGATTGACATGGAGGCAAGGTCGTCCCACTTCTTTGCCATGTCAGGATGCAAAGTCCTCATCTTGTCAGTAATATTGTAGCGTGCATCACCAAACTCGTCAACCGACACCTCAAGCAGACCGTCCTCCACCCATGCAGCAACCTGCGCCTCGTTACTCATACTCCGTCACCTCCAACTCCACTATTTGTGTAGGAACCATGTAGTTGTACTGTGCCCAATTCAGCAAGTCTCGCACAACACACCCAGGACGCTGCCCCCTGAGCGAGTACAGTTCTACATCGTCCAGTAGCAACTGCCCATGCCAACGCCCTAACGCTGCTGGTCTGACAACAATCTTCATCATAGCATGTCCAAGCCAGCAAGCCAAGCCTTGGCGGCCTTGCGTTCATCGTCAGTGTACGGCACGGGAGTGTCGTCATCTCTATCTCTGGACGGACTCCACGCATGAACCTTGATCGTCTGGTCACTCTTGCGCGGGGTTCTGCTAATGGCATTGTAAATAGCACCAGTCACAGCATCCGCAAGGTCTTTGCTAGACTTTCTAGGGTGGTCAACCCTCTTCTTAATAACCTTGAGTGCAGTCAGTTCGTCAAGCAACAGGTCACTGCGCGGCAGCAACACTCGTTCTTCATACAACATCATTGCAAAGTCAGTATAGTGGTCTTTTCCTACGCTCAGCGTGTCCGACTTGAACCCCCTGTCTTTTAGTTCTCTAATGAGGTCAAAACTGCCCCACCTATCGAACGACACGAAGCCAACGTCAAGCCTGTGTTTTGCCTTTAGGTCGATGATCCACCTCTTTACCTCTGAAAGATCGACCGGCCCCTCAACCTTGGGCTCCCACCATGCTACCATGTCAACTACAACATATGGGAATGTTTCTTTGGTGCCCCTTCCAACATCTACCCCGACCCATTTGTCAACATGGGCGACTGCCACTGCACACTTGTCAACCTTCTGGGCAAGGTCGGCGTGAACATAGTATGTCACGTTGGGGTCTGGTCGCCAGTTATGGTCGATAATCCTGTCTTTGCTGACCGGATTTCTAATAGCCATTGCCAACTCAATCTTGTCCACATCCCTGAAGAATGCATCACTGCTTATCTCACTGGGCATGCAGGCAAACCTCTGTAGTGCATCGCTCTTGTTCAGGAAAAACGAGTTCTTGTAATCATTGATATCCCTGGTCGGGTTCACGTCCCACGATGGTCGTTTGATGGCCCATATGTCGGGCAGCACATAAGATTGCACATGATCCTCGTCCCACTCGATAGTAAATGTATTGCCATCAATTGGTGGCAGGTTTTCGTTGATAACGAACGTGTGCCGCCTCTTGACTACTTCCTTTGTTGCTACAGCCTCATCGTACTTCTGCGTAATGAAGTCCTTGCTGTGTCGTGGGAATGACAGGAGGGCGACACACCCAATACCGCCGGGGAATCGAGAATCAACAGACGCACGGAATGCATCATAAATGTTCTTAGCAGACTTTCCAGACTCATTCAGTGCAGTCCCCTCACCGAATCCGCTAATCTCGTCCAGCACTGCCATAATCAAGTTCAAACCCTCGTGGGACTCTCGTTCGGAGTGTCCAGAGTATGCTGTCACCGATTTGTCAAAGGCAATGGACTCCTGAGTGTCAGAGTATTTGCCCACAAACCAAGGCGACCTACTGATCTTGTTCTTGAGTCCTTTGAAGAACACATTCCGGGCCTGCTGCGCGTTGATGGCAATGTTGATAATGTCAATGGCGTCACCGCTTGGCTTCCCATAGTATGCTGACGGGTCTTTTAGGCACAGTAGTTTGTATACCACGTAAGATACGGCAATTGTTGACAACAGGTCTTTGCCAGAATTCTCAGACACCGGACCATTGCCAACATACCACCCGGTATCTGGCACCGTTTTTGTCCAGTACTCCCCGGACTCGACGGGTTCGATGCGCTTGATTGGCATGAGGAAGTAGTCGTCTGTAATGATGGCAGTCTTGCCGTGTGGCTTTTCTGCTGCGTTTCGCCACTCGTGCTTCTCTCCAAGCGCCTGAGCCATCAACTCATTGTGCGGGTATGAATCCACAGAGATTTTCCATTGAATCCTGTTTGGCCCATAGAGAAATACATCCTCTTTGATTGTGATATATGGCAGCAACCCGACCCTCATTATCGCGTGGCATATATCCTGTGCAAGCGCGACTGGGAGATTTGCCAACTGGTATCCATGACGGTTCGACGTCCGGTGGCCGACAAACCCCGCGTATTTGTCCATTTTTTGCAGATATCCTAAAATGGTCATGTTGTCCCATTTGAACAACCCTGGCG